CACTACGCCTGGACCCTGAACTCTTTGAGCAGATCAGCACGGCCCAACAGGCCAACGCGGCTGCGGAGAAGAGTGCTGCAGCAGATGCTGCGGCGAAACGGGCCAAGGCGGCAGCGGTAAGCGTCAAGACCGCCACACCCGGCAGCAAGACAGCCACCAACGCGCAAGACAGGCGCAGCATGCTTCGAGATCAGCTCGAGGCATTGAGCGAGCGCCTCTGATCAACTGATAGGAGCGCAACATGGCTTTCGCCAATAGCGCCATCAGCGATGTCATTGCGACTAACATTCAGTCCCGCACTGGCGAGCTGGCGGACAACGTCACCAACAACAATGCCCTTCTGCGCAGGCTGAAGAGCAAGGGCAACATCAAGACCTTCACTGGCGGTAACGTCATCCTCGAAGAGCTGATGTACAATGACCCCACCACCTCGAACGTCAATTCGTACAGCGGCTTCGAGATTTTGAACGTCTCGCAGAACTCGCCGATCAGCGCGGCGCAGTTCGGCATCACGCAGTATGCGGCTGCCATCACCATCTCGGGTCTCGAGATGATCATGAACAGCGGCAAGGAAGCGATCATCGACCTGCTCGATGGGCGCATGAGCGTGGCGGAAGCGCAGCTGGCCAATCGCGTTGGCTCTGACATCTATCTCGATGGCACGGGCAATGCCGGAAAAAATATCACCGGCCTCGGCGCGGCGGTGCCCGACAATCCCAACACCGGCACCTATGGCGGCATTGATCGTGCCACCTGGACGTTCTGGCGTTCCAAGGTCTTCTCGGGCCTGGTGAACGGCGGCGCGGCGATCAGCGCAACCAACATTTTGGCATACATGGACGCCCTCGCGGTCCAGCTGATTCGTGGCCGCGACCGCCCTGACCTGATCGTGTCCGACAACACGCTCTATCTGTTTTACCTGCAGTCGCTGCAGGCGATCCAGCGCGTGACGAGCGAAGGTGGCGACATGGCCGGTGCTGGCTTCTCCTCGCTGAAGTATTTCGGCGCGGGCATGTCCAGCGATGTCGTGTTGGACGGTGGTATCGGCAATGCCGCGACCGCCAGCCATATGTGGTTCCTCAACACCAACTTCCTGCGCTTCCGCCCGCATGTGGACCGGAATTTCGTCCCCATCGGTGGTGAGCGTCAGAGCGTGAACCAGGATGCCATCGTCAAGCTCATCGGGCTCGCTGCCAATCTGACCTGCGGCGGCTCGGAGTTTCAGGGGGTCTTGATCGCCTAAGAAGCGATCAGAAAGGAGAAACACAATGGCTTTTTCTCAGGTTGAAGCTCGCATCGGTAGCAGCGCTATCGGTGGCATCGACACTGGCGTGCCTTCGCCCGCCAATGTCAGCAATGGTCTCACCACTGTCATCCCGTCTGGCGCTGCGTCTCTTGGCGCTATCGTCAGGGCTGTTGATCCTGTCCTCGGTGAGGGCGAGTTCATCTTGCTCAAGGGCGTGGCGCTCACTGCTGTGGGCAATGTGGTGGTGTGGGATAACACCTTCGCCACCACCCTCGCGCCCGCGACTGCCAACTCGGCACGTCCGGTCGCGGTTGCCATGACTGCCAATGTGAACCCGGCGAACTTCGCCTGGTATCAGATCGGCGGCATGGCGCAGGTGCTTGTCGGTGCGACCCCGACGACCGCCAACAGCGCGGTCGGCATCGGAGCGGCGGGCGTCATCGTGCCTTCCGCTGCGGGCGTCGAAATCGAGGGCGCTCGTTGCTTGACGGCCACCGCGACCGGCGCGCTTGCGACGGTTGTCCTTGATCGTCCTGCCATGCAGGGCCGCATCACCTAATCCCGCAGGGGGTACGGCAGGCGCACTCACGCTGCATTGAGCTGCAGCGTGGGTGTGCTGCTGCGCGCGCCCAAGAAAGGAAATCACAATGATCGTCTCCCAGCTTATGGCGACTGGCTGCCAGTCGTTCAACGCCCAGGCCATTGCCGGTCTTGGCGCTGCCGCTCTGACTGCTGTCGGCAACAACCAGGCGACTGCTCTGCAGCTGCCTGCCTCCAACAATCAGATCTCCACTGCTCTCGCTGCGACCGGCGCACGCCTTCCGAAAGGCGAAGCGGGCAACGAGGTCTGGGTGCGCAATGACGGCGCGAACCCGGTGCTTGTTTATCCGTTCGAGGCGGCGGGCGTGACCATCGGTGGCGCGGCCTCCTTCTCCGTCACCAACGGCAAGACCGCCATCTTCAAGGCGATCACCGACACCTACTGGGCTCCCTTCCTCTCCGCATAAAGGACACACCATGTCTCTCGACAGCGACATCCCCAACCCTGACGCCAACCTGCAGGTCACGTTCTACACTTACGAGGGCGAAGGGATGTGGAAGGGCGTCCCGCACGTCCGCATCATCACGCCTGGCGACAAGACCAACATTCCTGATCGCCCAGCGCGCGAGGATGACAAACGGCGCTTCCAGCGCGAGTGGCTGCATTTCCAGATGAAGGAAAATGCCGACCTGGTTGTCGGCACGCCGCTGCTGACCTGGCGCGAAGAGCGTCCTGACGACCTGACCGATGGGCAGCTGCAGGAGCTGCTGATCCTCAAGTTCTTGAGCGTCGAGCAGGTCGCCATGTCGTCTGATAGCCAGTGCGCCAAGATCGGCATGGGCGCGATGGGCCTGCGCGAGCGCGCCAAGCGCTATCTCGCTGGCAAGAACGCCCAGGCGAGCGGCCAGGAGATCGCCGATCTCAAGGCCATGGTGGCGCAGCTGGCGACGCAGCTCGCCGCCCAGGCGGCACCTGCACCGGCACCGACCAAGCCTGCACCTGCCCGCAAGGTCGCCTGGAACAAGGGCAAGAAGCGCTCCACCATCATGAAGGCACCCGCCGATGTCCACCACGACGATGCTGCAGCTGGTGCAGCGGTGCGCTAACGAACTTGGCATTGTTTCGCCGACCGCAGTAGCGACCAACACCAGCCAGGATGTCATCCAGATCCTGGCCCTGATGAATGCGAGCGGCGAAGAGCTGCTGCGCAAGCACGACTGGCGTGCGCTCACCAGGGCCCATACCTTCTTCACGTCTTTCGTGACGACCACGGGCGACTACAACACCGCCACCAGGCAGATCACCAACATCCCGTCCACGGCGGCGCTCGACACCACCTTCATGATCGTGGGCAACGGTTTCCCCAATGCCACCTTCATCGAGAGTGTGGACAGCCCCACCCAGGTCACCGCCTCGCAATTTTCCACGCAGAACATCGTGGGCGGCACGATCTACTTTCAGAAGGTCAAGTACGACCTGCCTGCCGATTACGATGCCATCGTAAATCGCACGCAGTGGGACAAGAGCAAGCACTGGGAGATGCTGGGCCCCGAAGACGCGCAGCAGTGGGAGTGGCTGCTCTCTGGCTTCATCGCCACCGGCCCGCGTGTGCGCTGGCGGCTGTTCGGCAAATACTTCCAGATCTGGCCTGGCTTCTCGAACAACGAAAATTTGGGCTTTGAATATCGCAGCCGCGCCTGGGCGGCGGACGCCGCTGGTGTGCCGAAGAACTATTTCACGGTGGACACCGACACCTGCATCTATCCCGACCGGCTCGTGGTCTTGATGACCAAGCTTAAATATTTCGAGGCAAAAGGTTTCGACACGACGGCTCAATTTCGCAATTGGGTCAGCGAGCTGGAGACGGTCATGGGCCAGGATATGGGCGCGGCCAACCTGTCCTTCGCGCCCAGGCCTGGCAGCGTCCTCATCGGCTGGGACAACATCCCTGATTCTGGCTATGGGCCTGCCAGCTGATGGTTCGGTCGCTCAAGCAGTTCGTCCAGAAGCTCATCACCAAGGTCGCGTCGATCCCGCCGCCGGTCGGCGGATGGAACGCGCGCGACGCCCTGGCCAACATGCCGCCGACCGATGCGGTGACGTTGACCAATATGTTCCCGACCGTCTCGAGCTGCGATCTGCGCGGCGGCTGCACGGCCTGGGCGAGCGGCTTCAACGGCGATGTCGAGACCTTGATGGTCTACAACGGCGCGAGCGTCAGCAAGATGTTCGGCATCGATGCTGGCGGCAAGAAGATCTACGACATCACCTTCGCGGGCCCCATCGGTGCGCCGGTCGTCACCGGCCTCACCAATGCGCGCTGGGAATATGCCAACATCACCACGCCTGGCGGGCACTTCATGTACGCCGTCAATGGTGTGGACAAGCCCAGGCTGTTTGATGGCACGACCTGGACGGCCATTGATGGTGTCAGCACACCCGCGATCACGGGCGTCACCACCACCAACCTGATCAACGTCATCCTTTTCAAGAACCGGCTTTGGTTCATCGAGAAGGACACGCTCAAGGCCTGGTATCTGCCGGTGCAATCCATCGGTGGCGCGGCGCAGCCGTTCGACCTGGGCGCGGTCGCCACGCAGGGCGGCGTGCTGGTCGATATGATCGCCTGGACCATCGACGCCGGTTACGGCTCCGACGACAACCTGGCCTTCATCACCAGCAAGGGCGAGGTGCTGGTCTATACCGGCACCGACCCGTCGAACGTCGCGACCTGGTCGGGCATGGGCGTGTGGCAGGTGGGCGCGCCGGTCGGCAGGCGCTGC